GAGTCCCCAAGGATGAATGTACCGGGTTCTCGGTTCCGTACCATGTCCTCGCTCCAGTCCTGCTTTGCAAGATCGAGGTTAGCATGGCCTCCGGAATATAGGCTCCACTTATAAGGGAATAGAGCCTTGTTGGAATCCAGCCAGTTAAGCTGCTCCATATCAGTAAGGCCTTGAGGAAATCGTGACGGATCCACATATTGTTCATTCCTTTGCTTGCCTACAAATGTAGCATAGAAGCCAGAGATAGCTGGCAAGAACACAGCATAGTCTCTCTGTTTGGCGGTTAAGTTATCTTGAGTCAAGTCGACCCCATTTGATTTTGAGCCAGATTCGTTCATGAATGTAGTAGTCAATGCTGAGTAATATATGCAGTACAGTAGCAAAACCTGCTGCACTGCCTAGGTTGCCTGTGAATATGTAGGTCCACAAGATAGTAAACAGCCAGGCAGTTAGCCTGTATGTTACCATCCTGACCATGGTTCTCTTGTGGGTTTCCATCACTTGCTTTGAGCAGGCAGAATATAGTTGTAAACAGCAATACCAGAATCAACAGTGATTTGAGCTGCACCATCATCGCTGATTCGCATGATCTTGTCACCAGTCAATCCCAAGATGCTGCTGACTTGAACAGCAGGCCAAGACCATGCACGTTTCAATTGGCCTGAAACGCCTGCTTGGAACACAAAGTTACCAGCGTGTGTAGAATGATCACCAAAGAAGAACTTTAGATCACCGTTTTCAACTTTGGCCTGGAAGTTGGGTTCTTCAGCGTTGGCGCTCATTTGCATCTTCAGTCGCAAAATGCTGGCTGCACTAGGCTCAAACTCAATGTGCCAATTAACACCTTTGAACTTGGCAGTTTTGAGTTTGTCATTCACAATCTCACTGGCCATAAAACGATAGTTGTTTTTAAAATCACCGTGTTTGTTTTCAAATGCAATTCCGTCTGGCTCACCTGTACTGCGCTTGGTAATAGTCAGCTTGGCATGTTCGCGATACTCTTGCAAATTCAGCAATGTCTTGAGCTTGTTCAAGTTTGGCATACCAAACGTGCCAGCAAATTCAGGAACAGGAGTCTTAAACTCTGCTTGTACTACAACGCTTAGATCTTCTGCAAGACCCGAAATAGTAGTGGTTTTGTCATCCCCGACAATCTTGACCAAATCAATACAGCCCAGATCATGTGTGTGTTGGACCAAGTCCAGTAAGTAATCTCTCATAAATTCTCCTTGTGTGTTAGTATATAGGTTTTATTGCGGGTTTGCAATTATTTTGGCAAGACTTTGTCCGCCGCGCAGTGAAACAATAGTACCAGGTTTTCGCAACTCGACCCAACTGACGTTGCCTTGCCCATTGTAATCATGTGTAATTTCGTAACCAATCGATTCTGCTATTTGTCTGAGTTTGCTTCCGGGTACATAGCTCATGAAGCATTTCTCAGCCAGGGCTACACCATGCCATTGATCACAATCATTGTAGGTAAACAGCACCACGCCACCAGGGCGCAGTTTTTCAATCAACGCTTGTAGATATCGTTGTATCGTACTAATAGGCTTGTAATTAAAATAATTGTATGCAAACACTAGACCAAATTGGTTATCAGGCAAGTTGGTCAAGATCGGCTGGTTGCTGTAGTCGTCCACTGTGTATTCACGTAGTCTACGTTGGTACTCAGGTGTAAACGCTGCCACAGCCGGTGCTAACAATGCTTTGTTGTGATCTACTAGATACAGAGGATCCAATGGTACCAACTCTTCGATAAAATTTTCATTGCCGGGTCTAATGATCAAGCCCGGCAATCGCCAGTCAGTATAGCTTCTGAGTCTGCTTCTCAAAATCTCGTCACTAGCTGGATCAATGTGTAATTGTCTACCAAGAATGTAATCATCTGTATCAAAGCGCATTTCTTCAGCATACACCTGCTGACTCTGCGCATACAGAGCTGGCTCGTGCGCATCAATAGTCTGCTGTAGCTTGAAACTAAGATCGGCCAACACGTTGTCAAAATGAGCAACAGAATCTTTGACATTGCCGAGACTTGATTCCAATTCTCGATCAATGTTGTGCAATTCAATTGCCTGGCTGTTGATCATATGCACAATCCCAGCTAGATGCCCAATTGCGTCTTCGCAAGCAGGATCTATACTGGTACTATCCAGTAGATTTTTAAATTTTACAATATCGCTTAGTATCATTCGAATGCAAACAAACTAGTAAATGTATTTTCTGTGTTAGTGGCCGAGGCCAAGTCCCAATCCAACACACCCAGCAAGTTGTCGATCTTTTGATCAACCACTGTTGCTTCCATCAAACTGTCATCAAACGGCAGCTCGGTAAACCACTTGGGCAAACGGTTCTCATCGGTGGGATAGCCAATTGACGTCCAGCCCAGGGCATTTGATTTTAGTTTGCACACAATGGTTTTCATACCATCCACAATTTGCATCGAATAGTTGTCTGCATTCATTCTGCGCAAATTGTTCCAGTTTAGTGCTGCTCGCACATGCCCTGGCATGTTGGCTTTGCCTTGCTCTGCCTCGGCTGCCCCGTACTTGGTCAAGTTGTTCACTCGCTTAGGACTACCTTTTTCCCACCCTGGACGCTCCATGAACTCGTACTTGAATTTACGAATGTGCTCAATCACATCATCACGCTGTACACCACTTAGAATCTTATTTAGAATTTCTAGCAAGAACTCTTGAATTACTTTAGGCGTATCTGAACGCTTGAGATCCAGGCCCGTGGCTTTTGTCTTGCCGATCTTGCCTTCTACATCCAGACGCTTGCCTTCAAGATCAATAATGTTCACAGCGTATCGTTTTTTGGTAATAAACAAACTACGATCTGCTACCATTTCTCGACCGCATTTGATCAGCTCTCCCATTTCTCTCGGGCAGTGGAAAGCTTGCTCCATAAAGCCTGGGAAACTTTCGTTCACCTGGTCTGCGATACTATCATACAGTGCAATACAAGTTTCTTTGCTCCATTCCATGCGGCCTGCTTCAACTTCTGCCTGCAACACAGGCCAAGCGCTAAAATAGCACGAGTCTGTATCACCGTAGATGACTGCTTTGCCCACATGATCATATTCGCCGGTGATACACTCATTGATATATGCATCCATATGCTTGGCAATTGCACGACCAGTTAGTGTAGTACTTTGCCCGATACGCTTGTCAAAGAATCTGCAACCAGGATTAAGAATAGCACCGTACAAACTGTTTAGGTTAATTTTCTTGACCAACTGACGTTTGTCCCAGAATGCAATATCTTTAGGATCGGTTGCCTGTTTCTTTTTGGCCTGCATCTCTTTGCGCTCACTGTACCATCGTTCTAGCAAGCCAGGAATGATACCTTTCTTCTCGTAAGTGAGAATAGTTCCGTTGGCAGTGAGAATCCAAGGTTGATGACTGTCAAACACAATATTCCAGATCTCAGCTGCTGAGTGTGTTGATTCGGATCCATCTTGCCAGTCAATTGTAATCTCTGTGCCAATTTCTGTGTTCATCACAGCAGTGTACTCGAGGCTACCAAACAAGCCTTCCCATGCTTCTGCAAACTTGCCACCGTTTTTGGCCAACTGATCTTTGATATATCGATCAGTCATAACAGGGCGCAGTTGTGCAACTACTGTTTCTGGTCCCATGTTCATGGCACGAATCGCCGATGGATACAGACTGTTGATGTCAACTGATCCTACCCATTCATGCATTCCTTTTCGAGGGTATGCAACATATGCACCTGCTGCCTGGTTGTCTACACTGTCGTCTCGATTTTTACGATTAGGAACAACCATTCCGCGTTCATGTGCTTCGTTGATGATAGCCTGTTCAGTCACAGCTACTGCGCCCATTGTGGTTTGCAACAACACAGTGTTGGCATGTGCTAGTTCACTGGCCAGTTCCAAGAATCGCAACTTTTTATCCAGCTTGTCCAACAGTGCAGTATCTTGTCTGTTGTATTCAATAAATGTTTTAAAGTGTTGGTTGTACAGTTGATCCAGTGTACCTTCGAATTGTGTCTTTCGATCCCCTAGCTCATACTCAGCAATGGCGTCCAGGCTGTAGCTATGACGTTCTTCATAGGTGTACTTGCGATACAATTGCATATAGTCCATATGGACCCGGCCCACCAAATCATATGTTTCTTTTTCTGCACCAAATCGCTCGAACATACGCTTTTTCGGAAACTGCCCCCACAAGCAAAACTTACGAGTGTCGTCCTTGCTAAGAATTCTTGTGCAACGATTTACTGTGTAAGGAATGTCGTAGCCCTCGGAGTTCCAGCCACTCAACACATCAGCATCTTGAATCAAATCCAAGAACATCTTGACCATGTCTTCTTCTTTTTCAAACAAGAATGTGTTATCAAACTCTGCTACCATTTCTTGTGCAGTTGCCATACTCAAGTGCTTGGGTGGCACAGCCAAAGTGACCAGTTGGTCCAGCCAGTTCAAATATACCGAAATAGCTGTGATTGGGTTAAAGGGGTCTTCAACTGGACTAAACCCACGCTTTTTGTCAAAATCTACTTCAATGTCGAAAAACGCTGTGTACAGTTCGGGCGCGTCTTGGTCTTTGTAGTTGTCTTCCAGGCATCGAAAGATAGGATTGATATCGCTCTCGTACAATTGTTTGCCCGAGTGCATGCGAACTTCTTTGCGAAATTCTTTGTTGTTTCGTGTGCTGAATCGTGACACCGGAGTGTCATAGATACTACGAAACTTGCCCCTGGGGTCGTCGTAATAAAAAATGTAATTGGCAGGATATTCTTTAAAAACTCTTGTGCCATTACGTCGTTCAACCACGTGGATTCGATCGTGTTCACGATCATATAGTGCGTCAATATAACTCATTTTTCTCCGTTTATGGCCGGTAAGCCGTGATTCATGCTCGTAACGTGAGCGGTTCGTTGCTGTACTTAGTTTCCACCGTACAGATCATAAATTTTGTCAAGAAGTGTTTTTGTATCTTGTGCAGCAATCATTGGCAAATCTTGTCGCCATTGTTTTATCAAGTTTAAGTTATGGGATGCGGCCTGTTGCAGCCTTGATCTGTTTGCAGCTACATCAAAATTCAACATTTCTTGCAACATCTCAAGTATTACAGTTTGACGTTGTATAGGATCATCAACCTTGTCGTATCTATCATGCTTGACAAGATCATCCAGCGTGTCAAAACCCCATGTTCTCAATGTTGCAACAGCATTCTTTGAGCAAAACAACAGCCAAGGCCTTGGTAGGATTAGAGATCGGAAAGTTTTTTCTGTAAATGTGATTTCATCATTGTTGCAGAAATAAGTTTCTAGAATTAGACTAACACGACTTTGTAGTATTATGTCAGCAGCGTCATTACCTGGGTCAAAATTTCGATAAGGCACCAACGATTTTGCAATTGTATGCTCAGCCTCAAAAATAGTCATATAGCTTTGATATTGCTGCTCAAACACTTCAGACGCAGTCATAGCCGGGTCATAATTGTCCAACCGAGACACATCCATGTTATACGACACAAACCCCCGATCAAATATGTTTCGTCGTAGCAACAGATACAACCAGCTCTGCCGATTTACATCCATTCGATTGATAAAGCAACTGAAATCCTTGATTGGTTCAACGTCCTTGTATTGATAATCAAAATGATCAAAATACAGTGAATACCAGTGCGGACTTGTACCAACAACTGCGCTGCCTTGTAACACAGCAGCCTCTTGGGTATACACTGTTGTGGTCCATACCGTAACTTTGTCTTGCTGTTTGTATCGATTCAGGTCCGGCGCATCTCCTGTGTACAAATAAACTTTGCAAGGAGCATATATATCAACAAAGTTTGCATTTCTATACAAAGTATGTCCCAGCAAGACTTTTTCCTTTATCTCAAGGCGCTGCGCTTCATCAGGAAATGGTTTTTTATAGAATCTTTTGTCCAGCAAAACAGTTTCAATACACTTGCGTGATACGTCAAAAGGCACCGGACAGGTTGTACGAATCACAGTGTTTTACCAACTGTTTCAAGAATTGTTTCTAGCAACTCGTGATCTTGTTTGGCTTTGCCAAACTCGGCTTTGTGCGCCAACTTGATGGCTTTTTTTAGCACACCTGGTTTGATCTCAAGTTCTTCAGCAATAGCTTTGATAGTGTCGTTGAGTCCGCCGGTGAGTGTTTCAATTTCCTGAGTCACTTGCATGCCCTCGTTGATAATTTGAATCAATTTAATTTTTTGATCGCCGTTGAATGTTTTTGGTTGGTCCATAGAAATCTCCTAAAGTAGTCAGTTAGTATAACTGTTACTGTAGGAGAAGTCAAAATGTATTTGCTCACTTTGATCAGAGTCTGGCGTAACTCTGATCCAGGCAGCAGCCGCCTGTTTGACGCCTGGAGCATAGCTCCTAACCGGTAGCGACAACGGTCCTAAGGTGGATTCATTTTAGTATACGTGCCAGTTTAGCAACAGCACGTTTTACTAGTATATCTCTTTTGACAAATGCAGATTCTGTCACTACACCTTGACGAGAAAACGCACGATCAATGTTTTGTTTGACTTTTTTTAAATCGTCCTTGTCTCTAATAGTTTTTATCTGTCCGGTCAACTGAGTTATAATATCTTGCATTTTGTTGCTTCTAGGTAGCAAGGTAGACTTTGGGATTCGTTGGTAACTCGGTGCCGGAGTTGATACAGGCTGTGTAGCCGAAGGAGCAGTAATCAAATGCGCCGACATGTCTCTAAATGCAGAAGCGCCGGGCTCGGTTTTTGTAGGTGCCGTTACTTTGGCTGGTGCCTGAGTCATGTTTGGTACACTTGGCACAGCAGGAGTACCGGGCAATTTGAACCCTGATCCAGCAGTTTGTGTGAAGTCAACAGGTTTTGCTTTTTGTTTAGGCGCCAGTATACCTTTGTATTGCATTGCACTAGGCGCTGGAGCCGTAGACGATGTTGGATATTTGGCCACTTCTGCTGCTGCTTTATTCTTGGCAGCTTGTTCTGCTGCTGCTGCCTGCGCTTGTTGTACTTTTTGTTCAGCATCGTCTGCTGCCGCAAGCTCGCTTGGCAACCATGCTTTGCCTGTAGCAGGATTGATCATACCACTAGCAACAGGAATTTCTTCAAACAATTCATTGAGATTCATTTTATCGTTCTTCTATGTAGTCTTGGTCTGATCCAGGATCAATCTGTTTTGAATTTCGACGTTGGTAAATTTTCACTGCCATGTCAGCGTCATCGGTATTACGAAATTTAGTAGGCATAGCACGACCACCGCTGCGCAATTCAAAACCTTGTTTGTCATCGCCGTGGCATTCTATCACTGCACCGTCTTCCATGGTGTAGGTCTTTACAGCGATATCTGTTTGTTTGTCAGCTGCGTTGTTTTTAAGTGCTCGATCAATTTGTTCTTTTTTTGACAACTGGTCTGAGTGATTTTGTTTGCTATCTCTGCGACCATCGTCACTGACTTTTTGTCCCAGGCTATCCAGATCACGTTTGACTTTGCTGACCATGTCTTCTTCGATATCAGTCATTGCTTCTTCAAGAGCCGTTTGTTTTGGTTCGACGCTGTCGCCAACCAGTTCACCGTGCATGGGATGCTCAGGATCTTTTTTGCTGTTGAGCACAGGACTAGCACTCTTGGGCTTGAACAGTGCGGGCAACTGGTGCACTGACTTTTGTTGAGAGTTTAATCCGTGCTTGACGTTTACTGGAGTGGTCTTGCCTTCCAGTACAGTCATGCGTTCTAAAATGCTTTTGATGTCGTTGCTCATGCTCGCTGGTCTTTCAAATAACTTCTCAACATCCATCCATGCTTTTGATGAGCATCAATGCGCTCAGCCAAGAAGTTAGCAATTCCTTGCTGGTTCTCTTCTGTCGCTGTTTGAAAAATTTGATTGAGAAGTTCTAGCATCTGGCCATTGTTGGCCAATAGTTCTTCAAGCATGAGTCGGGCACGTGGAATCTTGGTTTGCCCAGCAATTTGTGTTAGTTCTGCAAAACGTTCAAATGATCCCGGTGCATAATCACCAAGGGCACGAATGTATTCGGCAGTGGGATCAGTTGCCCCATACACATCCTCGTGAATGCTGTCAAAAAAAGCATGAAGCTGACCAAAGTCGGGTCCTTCCACATTCCAGTGGAACTGTTTGGCTTTTAAAGCAAAAGCTTCTTCAGTTGCCAGGAGAGTTTTTAAAGCGTCCGCGAGCATTTTTATTCCTTTTATATTCCTTGGGCGTGTTAGGCGTAGGATCGTTAGTGTATTTACCAGCCAACCATGAACCACTGTTTCTTGTTTGCATTCTGCCTAAGCCGACAATCACTGGCGCAATCCCGCCGGCCACGGTGCCAGTGCTTTCCATTATTTCATGTGCCCGCATGTTGAATCTCCAATGTGCCTAATTTGTCTAATATCCTACCGGGGCCGCGGCCTATCCTTTGGTTACGAACAGTTAGTACTGCGCTGCTGTTGTCTACCAGCTCGTAACGAATAATGTACTTTCCTGCAGGTGCTTGAATTTGCAACATTTCTTCAAGGTATATATCTTGCATAGGCCAGGTGCGCTCTGCAAATAATTCATGATTGACATACACACGGTATCGAGGAGGCACTCCGTTCCATTTACAATATACATCAGTTAGTACTGTTACAAATTCGGTCTTCATAAAGTATATTTAGTAAAATAGCAGCATATAAATATTGCAATGCTAACTATTGATCAAATACGCCGAGTGCATGTGGAATTATCCACTAGATGCAATGCCCGCTGCCCCATGTGCCCAAGGAACTACCGAGGCCTAGATTATAACTCTGGATATCCCACATGTGACATGAGTCTCAAACAGTTTCAGCATATTGTTACTCCTATACTTGACCAGCTAAAACTTAACAAATTTCATGGAGTAAACTTCAATGGCAACCTTGGTGATTTTGCATTGGCACGTGACGGATCAGAGATTGTAAATTGGTTGGCCAACAATCAAGTGCGCATCAACATCAATACCAATGGTAGTCTACGGTCACCTACGTGGTGGGCTAGTCTGGCCAGGCCAGGTGTAAAGATTGGTTTTGCGCTAGACGGTTTGTCCGATACGCATTCGTTGTATCGCCAAGACACTGACTGGCACCGTGTGATCGAAAATGCCAAAGCATTTATTGCAGCCGGCGGCCATGCTATTTGGCGTTTTGTGCCGTTTGACCACAATCAAGACCAAGAAGCAGAGTGCAGACGATTGGCAATTGAGTTGGGATTTGCTGCGTTTGAAAACATTTATGACGGCAGGGACTCAGGGCCAGTGTATACCCGAACTGGCGATTTTTCTCATTGGCTTGGTCCCAAAGGTGATGCACCACCTATATCTGCGCTGTTAGAAAGCCACAAAACATGGTTCAATCACAAAACTATACAAATCAAAAAAGACACTACTGAGTTAAATCTACGTTGCCAACACCTGATCAACCAAGAAATTTACCTGGCTGCTGATGGCTCTGTGTACCCGTGTTGTTATTTGGGTTTTTATCCCAATCAAATGCAACATCCCGGCAATGAACAGATCAAAGATATAGCAAAAGAAAACAATGCACTAGAGTACGACCTGGCGCATTGTATGAATTGGTTTGCTCAAGTAGAAAAATCATGGCAGCAAGATAGCATTGCCAACGGGCGATTGTACGCCTGTGTCAACAGTTGCAACCAAGGATAAACATAATGTATGAACAACCATCAGTATTGCCGGTAGAGCAACGTGGCTCCAGTTCAATTGTTGGTACCGAACACATGCGGAGTCAGTTGCCTGCTTTGTTTGAACGCTACAATATCAATAGCATGTTCGACGCAGGTGCCAATGATGCGGCCTGGCAATCAGTTACATTAGCCAATATTATTGAATATTCTGCAGGTGAACGGAATCCAGTAATGGTCGACATTGCACGTTCAGCTTACCCGTTGGTAGATATAAAAGTACACGACGTTACTGCTGATCCTCTTCCGTCGGTAGATTTGTTGTTTGTGCGAGATGTTGCTATTCATCTTAATAATCATTACAAACGTGAGATGATTCAGCGATGGAAAGAAAGCTCTATCCCGTGGATCTTGATGACACAGTTGTCATATGTCACGGAAAATTTAGACTTCGAACATAGCAATACGCAATTTCCGTTTGCTGATATCAACTGGTTGTTGCCACCGTGGTCATGGCCAACTCCAACTGAATCAATAACAGAAATGCCTAACAGCACTAGACACATGAGTTTGTGGCATCGGAGTCAAATATGGCCATAACACGAGTATTATTTTTAGCCAAGTATAGAGTCCCTCATGCTGCATTTGCTATGCAATTTGATCAGTATCTTGAAAACATTGACCATACAATCATTGCCAGCCCAATGACCAAGGATGAGCTAGAACCAGTCTGGGCCAAATACAATATCGACAGCAGTCGCTTTGAATATATCAACGATGATGTAATATATCAATTGTATCCCGAAGTCAATAACTGGGTATTCAAAGACGATTATCGAGGCTGGTGGCTACGACAGCAAGCAATCAAGCTAGCATACCTAGATTATTTAGACACAGAGGTTGTGCTTATGCAAGACGCTGACACTTTTATGATCGAGCCTTACTGTTGTTTCAAAGATAACAAATTAAATTTGTTGAGTCTATTCAACACAGTACAAGGCAGTTACACAGGCGTTTTTGAAGCTATTACTGGTGTGCCGCATCCCAGCCCTCATTGTTTTGTAACTGAGCTGTGCGCTGTTCGAAAATCTGATATTGTGGCTCTCAAGCAATATCTCAATCAACGGTGGCCTGAGAAAAAATGGCTAGACTCCATCATCGAAGCTGTGCCAGGTATGCCCACTGTGCCTCCATGGGGATCAGGCAACATAATCAAATGGTTCAGCGAATACGAACTGTTGGGCAATTGGGCAGTGCTGCAAGGCAATGTTACCTATCAGGAACAACGTCGTCACGAATATAACCAATTGTCTCACATTGCCAATTTTGGCACAGAACACAATGCAGTATGCGATGCTATCCCTGATTTAAGTTTGAGCATGCAGATAGACTGGAACACACTGGAAATACCAGGGTTTGCCCATTACCTTGACTCAGTTAAACAATGCCTGACGTAAAATTTCGATACCTTGTTTATAATCCCTGTGTCGATTCAGTAGATGTAGCTGAAGATTGGGGAGATTTTGACACCACACAATGCTACCAAACTGCACTAAGTCAGCCATTTAGCATTGCAGCAATGCGTGTGTTCTACGACGAGCCCTGGGTTTTTAATTTTGATCCTGCTATAGCACAACTTGATGTAAGTAACTTTGATCTTGTGCTGTTGAGTGACATAGAATATTACTCACAGAAACAAATTCTTGAATGGGTTCAGCGCAAGGGTATCAAAAACTATGTGCTAGCAGTTGGTGGTCTCAACAATGAATTACTAGATTCTAATGTTGTTTATCGCCCGTACTGGACCAAGTCATATCTCAAAAAAAATTCAATTGGTCAACTTGACACTACAGATCGACCTTACATGTTTGACTGCATGTTAGGAGCACGTAGACCACATAGAGACTATGTGATGCTGGCATTGACTCACACTGGCGTACTGGATAAAAGCATAGTAACTTACCGTGATTGTTTTCCGGGAGGGTTTGTTAACACAGACTCGGCACACATGGCAGCGCAATTCCCAAGCACCAAATTAAATTGGCCGTATGTTAGCCCCAATCTTGACCCAGAATGGGAAGTTGCTGATCAAATCAACAATCAAGTAAACCTAACTAGTCCAACCAAGATATTTCGGCAAACCAATTACAGCATAGTCACAGAAACTATTGGCACCGGTGACAGTTTTTTCCTGAGTGAAAAAACCACCAAATGCATGAGCAACTACCGTCCTTTTGTAGTGTTTGGTCCCAGGCACTATTTAAAAAATTTGCGAGAATTAGGATTTCAAACATTCAACACTGTGATAGACGAAAGTTATGACGACGAGCCAGTGGACTCAGCTCGCTTCCAAAAAGCCATGATGCAAGTGCTTCAGCTCACTTACTTTGAATCAGTCGAATCTGTTTATAATCGAGTAAAATTTGCATTAGATAACAATGCAGCACATCTTGAGCGTTTGCTGTCGCAGTCAAGACACGCTCAGCAAGAATTATTACATCAGTTTATCGGGCGTCGCCACTTTAATTAAGCGCAAATTCCTGAGTGATTCGACGATAATAATTTTCAGCAATGATTTCTTGCCCTTTAGGACCTGAATGATATCCGGGATCTTCCCCGGCAAATGTGTTGTTGCCACACACAGGTAACACAGACTCACGCTCGTTGAACATTACAAATCGATCAGGTACTGCGGTAGTAATAGTGTTGCGCCATTGCTGTTGGCCCAATGCTGGATCAAATGGCCAAAGCAGCACAGGCACAAACAAAAAGTTAATACCAGAATGATACAATTCATAAATTCCCGATTTGATAATCCATTCGTCTTGCTGTTTTTTCCAGTTGCTGTCGTAGATACCATCAATAAAATGTCTCACCGCGGTTTGTGCTGTTTTGCTAATCAGTCCTGATCGATACGGATGTTTAAAGTTTTCAGCCAGTGTGTAGATAGTTTCGCAAATCATATTATAGTTGTTGCTACCATAATTGACATTGTTGATTCCGTCAGCACGATCATATCCGTTTTTGAGTGTACGATCTTGCAGATGATTTTGTATATCAGGATTCCAGCCAGCTGTGCTCTTGCTCCAATCAAATGGTGCAGCAGTGGCCGGAATTTCCATTCTGTCCCAAAACGTTGGAGTAATAATAGCAAAGTCGGGTCGTTGCCGTAAAATTTAGTCAATCTGCACACGTATGCCACCGTTACTGCACCCTTGTCTTGCCAAGTTCTCTAGGTCCCAGCCCAGGCGCCCGGCCAATAGCTCGCTCCAGGCAGTACCCGGATGTGTCTTACTCAATGCACTATAGCTGCATCCTGCTACCATTAATTTCATGTTGTTTCCTTGTAACTATTTTTGTGTTCTTTGCTGTGAAAGCTAGCAATTATCTCTCCGTGCATGGGCAATTCATCCAAACTGTATATGCCTGCAGGTATAGAATAGGTTGTACCAGTTCCCGGTTTGGCAAATGTAATCAAGCAAGGATGATGCTTGACTGCATCATGCACCACCTGATGGTGTATGTGTCCATAATCTCCGTGTTCGTCGTGCGTGAGCACTAGATCATACTGCCTTGCAAGTTCGGCACATTCAGCTGCTGCATCAATGCCATACCACCGTAACAGTTGCTGCTGTTGTTGATCATGATAATCATCAACAAAGCCTAGAAACACACAAGGAATATTTCTGCGCTGCCAAAATGCTGCCAGTTCCATGCCCCGGGGATCTTTGTCGGTGTATGTCAAATATCCAATGGTCCAATCATACTCTGGGTGATTGTAAATGTAGCTGTACGCAAAGATAACACAATCATCAGGATGTGCTACCAAGCAAAGCGCTTTTGTTTGTTTCATACTAGTGTGATTCCTTGATTGCTTAAAAAACTCAGATATTGCTGCTGCTGCTGATTTGTTAGTTGTGTCCAGGCGTTTCTATGCACGCTTACAGTAAGGGTATCGGGCTGTTGCATTTCTTTAAACTTGCGGTCCCAGGCACGAACTTCGCTATGACATACATTTACGATCCCGCCTAGGTTGTTGTGTTTGGAATACATGTTGTCAAGACTCCCGCCCATTTTTACAACATACCCTGAGTACAATAAAAATTCAGTCAGCATACCTTGCTCTTGAAACCATGGCAGGAACGATTGAGCAACACGAGCCGTTATGTCAGCAATTAGATCCCGCATTATTTGATTATTGACCACAAACGGAACACCGCCGGGTCCGGCTTGAGCAGTTAGTTTTATCCCAAACAGATTGTTCACAATTTGTCGGCTGGGTTCGAACACAGGGTATACTTCTAGTTGTCCTGTTTGTATTTGCCCGTGTTCGCTGAATAACTGGTCCAACGCTAGAGGACGTACAAAGATAGTTTTTGCATCTAGGATCATGCTACAAACACTAGCACCCTGGGCTGCGGCTACCATTTTGAGCGCTTGTTGACTTACCCATCCGTTGTTGCACCAGTTGTCGGAAAACTTAGATCGAGTGGTTACTTGTACGTGGTCGCTGAATCGTCCCCACCACTTGGTATCAATCAGCTGAGCCACGTGATCACTATCGTTGATCACTACCCACACTGTGCCTATGTCAGTTGTTTTACAATACCGGTCAATGCTTTGTGCTTGTGCTTGTAGTACAGACAACTCTTGTTCAAATACAACAGTAACTATGTCAATCATGTAAATCTTTACTTAAAATATCAAACAACAATACCACGCGCTGATTGCCAGGATTGCTGGTTTCGTGCTCTAGTCGATCATCAAATATTAAAACTTCACCGGTGTGCCAGTGTTGTGTTTCGTTGCCTACTCTGATCCAACTATTTCCATCGGCCTGGATTGCCAAATGCACTCTCAAGTGATCACCAGAATGCCCCGAGTGTGTTGGAATTTTAGCACCTGCGCCCATTATGCTAAACACACAATTGTCAGTGATTGGAATTTGTTTTAGCAAACGGCGCACAGTAGGAAAGGCCCAAAGGTAAGGCCAGAAGCAACGGCCTTTGGCCAAAAATGGCACAAATTGCCAGGTGCCTGTGCTGGCAATTTGGTGCTCTCGATTGTTGAACCAAAGAAATTTCGGGAACCGTGCAAATTCACGTTGCAAGGAAGGCAGGGCATCTTTGAGAATCTGAGTGTGTTGCCACAAATTGGCATTGTAGAAGCTAGGCATACAATATATGTATCAGCTTGACCTGAGCACTAAGCTATTTTGACCACGTCGCTCACAACTGAATCAGTGCCATATTGTCCTTGCAACAACACTCGTGCCATGGCTGGGCTCTTGGCAAATACTGCAACATCTACACTGGTGCTGTACATGGGGTTTTTTACTCGTACTCTGGCCATGTATACACTAAACCCAGGTGCAACAGATTCTTTAATAAACTCGTGTGATCTCATAATTGTTTATTTATAAAGGATCGCAATGCGATCCCAATCTCGTCTTTGACTCGCTTGAGTTTATAATAAAGAGAGAGATATTTTCGCTAGATGCTTGAGCCATATGACACCCTGAAAACGGATGTCATATGAGAATGTTAGACATTCGCTGAGTGTTTCGCACACACCGACCTTAGGTATTTTTGTTGTTCACTGCTCTGGGCTCTGCTCCTTACCCTACCTACAGCGATTTTTAAGACTCCCTCGGTGTCAATGAAGTCATGGCAGTGTTGAACAACCAGCCGGATCACTCCGCGCTCAACCTAGTACGACTATTCTAACGTAAAACCCATGGGGGCAACATTTCAAGGCATCCGGACATCATCCGGGTAGAGAATAGAAGCCTGCCAACAGCGGGCAGAATGGCTACCGTCACACATCAGAACGGATTCACCCACGGTATTACAATCGGCCCGTGAACCTTGTGCTGTTTATCTTAAATTATTTGTTTTTGTTGCGGCCAGACTTCATATTGGCACACCAGTGCGCCATACGTTGTCTTTCGCCAGATGAGTTTTTGGCTATGCTTCTAAGTTTTGATACAGATTGTTTACAGTTTACGCCTGACCGTTTGGCCAAGCCTTTGCGTCCGGGCTTTCGGCCATCAGCAAAGTTTTCATTTAGTGCTTGTTCAAGTCCAGGATGCAGAGGTTCAGGCAGTTGATCCTGATCAGCCCAGCACCAACTCTTGCTTTCTTGATTGATTCGGGGTTCAAACTCATGCGGAACCCTACCTATAAATGTAGCATATTGTGCGTTAGAATGCAAGGGCTCTAGAGTCAATGCTCCTTGATATCCGCCTTCTTCTGCAAGTTCTCTGCGCACAGCTTGCTCCAGTGTTTCACCCGGTTCAACACCGCCACCCCAGGTGGACCACAAGCCGGGATCACTTACTGTGTCACTACGTTGTTGCAAACACCAACGTCCTGTGTCTTCAGCTACAATAATGCAGCCAGCGGACTGCGGTTCAACATGATCTTCAGTAACGTCCTGCGGTTTTACAATTGCAAAATTTTTGTCATCTTGTACAACATTCCACGACGGCAACAAACGCTTGGCCATTCTAGCGTACAAGGCTTGTCGACTGGGTTCTTCTGCTGTAAAGGTCAGTTGGGTAATCTTTCCTTGGTAACGTTGCAAGAACTCTCGCATGATGTCAGCCACTGTGCTCATTACTTCGGCTGCGTTGCCTGTGCCTGTTAAGCCAAACTTGGAAGTGCGACCTTGTTCCGCACCTCTAGTGGCGTTTTTGAATTCAACGTCCCAGATGGTGGGATCGTCAGAATAGGTATATGCATGAAACTGATACGGAATCTCCCCTACGTGGAACACTGCTACTGCTCTTCTGAGCCAGTAAAGCTCCACTGCCATTCCTTGCCTGGCTGGAATAGTTCTTTTAAAAATTCTTGTGCTCGCATTATTGCATCTCCGGGACTACTTCTACTCCACCAGCAATCAGTCTAGGGTTAGATCTCAACCACTGCATAGCAATTCTATTAGCGTCACTTTGACTGTTGCCTATACCACCAAATCTATGAAGTACACTGCCAGAAGCATCTTTGATCAGCCAGTTGCCAGTGAATGTTTGCTGACCTTGTCCTGGACGAGTCAGTGTCTGTGGTGCTGCACGATCAGTTGCTACATCAACAGTTCCACCTTGTGCTGCATCTGCGCTGCCGCGAGTTCTTACACCATACAGTTCTGGAGCTTCTCCGCGTAGACCCAAGGCTGCTCGTGCTTCTGTTTCTGCGCCCTGGCGGTTTGTTTGAGCTAGAGCTCTTACAGCAGAATTATCACTTATGCGATAGATTTCCCAAGGACCTGGTCCAGTAGGTGTTAAATTGCCGCGGCCGGGCGCGGGTTCCTGGAATTGCGGTTGTGTTGGTTCAATCTCACGCACTTGCAGTTCAAGATCATTACCAGCGTGTCTTTGATTGTAGTCCTGGATCCAGGCTTCGGCACCAGCTCTGTTTTCAAATCTTCTTGGCCCTGCATTGCCTACGGTAGCATAGCGATCAAGGGATGGAACCCAAACACCCCAATTGCCAGAAGTTGCACTGCCTGTATTTTGAACTGATGGTTCAATCTCACGTACTTCAATATCGTTGCGCATGTTGGGATTGGATTCACGAGTCCGCTCCAGGAACGCCAGTGCAGCCGCCTGGCTAGGGAATCTACGTAGCACATTGTCAGCTGCAATAGTATTGGGTTCACGTGCAAATCGCTCTGCACTGGTTATCCATACCCCCCAGTTGCCTTGATTAGTAGCCGACACTGCTTGTGCAGGTGTTTCTTCGTAGGCTCTCACAGGCTTGGCAGTAAAGTCATTGCCTGCGTCATAGTTAAATCTACGCAGATTCGAGTCAGCGTCTTTGGCTGCTTGAATAGCTTCGGCACGAGTAGCACCTACTACTTCAATTGCATAGTTTGGATTAGACTTCAAGCCGACACGCCACCACATTTTGCCTGTGTTTTTACCTTTGGCAACACCACGAGCCAGTTGTTGTTGTCGCACCTGACGGATCAAGGCAGCTTTGTCCAGCTCACCTGCACTGTAGTTGGCAAACAGTTGTAGTACATCTGGCCCGCCTTTTTCTTGGCTACCTTCCAGTAGCTTGTACAGCTTCTTCAAGTATTCTTGACGGTATGCTTCAGGATCAATAGCAGCACTCAGTGCCACAGTGAATCTCAACAGGGTATTTTCAATCTTGCTGAAGTTTGCATCCAACCAGTCACCACCGGGACTGCGGAATTCAATATAGCCTGACTTGGTGTTGATACTGGTGTATTTGTCTGTGGTGCCTGTGTGAATAGCTTTGGTAGCAAGGTCTTCCATGTGCTCACGCATCTTGTTCATCACTTGCGGAGCAACATCAGGATTTTTCTGCAACATGCCTTTGATCTTGCTGATTGCTGACTTGGCATAAGTGTTGCCAGATCGATCAAACAAGTCCAGTATATATTCGTCACCCATAAGCAGTGCTAGTTTAACATAGTCTAGTTTTTCTAGCGAATAGTTTGGCACACTGATGTTGATGTGCAAGCCAGTGCTTTCATTGGTGTAGCAGCCGGTCTTGTCTGCCCAGGCCTTGACTTTGTTTAGGTCAGAGATCATTTCATCTATAGGCATAGGAGGGCTAACAAACTCCAGGCCTTCGTCGCCTGCATTGTCACCTTCTAAACTGCCATCGGGTTCCACAACATAGGTACCTGCTTCACGGCGTCCACCGTGATACTGTCTACTGGCGTTGACCGGCTTGCCCATGTAACTAGAGAACTCGTCTGCTACTCGATCTATATCAGCACCGCCGCCATCGCTGTCAGCATTGATGTCAATGTAGTAGGGCCATGAAATATCAAAGTTGCTGGAAACGTCCTGCATGTAAGGATAGCGATCGTCCAAGAAGCTGCGTTCGTCGTATTCGTCTGCTTGTTCCTCTGAAAACGCTTCAAACGCATCATTGTAGATACGACCTTGATCTTCAAGTTCTCGAGCAGCAAATGCTCTTTCCATTTCGTCTAGTCTAGCACTCAACAACTGTGTAAAGTCTTCACTCTCCTGTGGCAAGTCGGGATTGGCATCCATCACTTCGTCACGGGCAGTGAGCATGGCTTCGTCGCGATCAAACAAGTCATTGAGCGAAACGTAGTCTGTTATAAACTCTAAGCTGCCTCGTTCCCAAGATTCAGCAGTTTGATCCATCTGCCACTCTCGGTACTCGCCTTCTATTTCTTCTATCAGATTGTCTACCTGGCGTCGACCGTTGTAGTCGCCATCATGAAAAAACTGTC